TTACAACATTACCCTTGCGTTTGCATAGAGCTGTTTTGTCCGTACCGAAACGTGCCACGTCAAGACCCCATACAACGGGGGTGGTTTCTGCTGCTTCTTGCTCTCGCGTGGATGCTGACTGCAAGAGATGCAGTGGTATAACCACGTCGTCGTCGGCTTCAGGCCACTCTCCAAGAACACGAACTCTGTAGATGTTGCTGTCTTCGCCATACTTGAGTTTCATATCCTCCATGAAGGTTTTACTCACCTGAGTACTATCAGATGATGCGACCTTCATTGTAAAGAACCTATCTCTCATCTTATTGAAGGCTTCATAGAAGTAACCAGACGTGCGAGTCGGGTTGCCCGTCATCACAGTCTTCGCACCCTCGGTGGACATCGCACCCTCTCCGACCTCGAAGATGATGTCGTCCACACCAGATGCCTCATCAATCAAGAACAGCATATTGGGTGAGTGGAAACCTTGCAGCGCCTCTGGAGTTTCACGACGTGCAGTTCGGGCGACAGCAAAGCTGTCCTGCCCACTAAGCTCAACTTTGTCAGACTTCACTTCAATTAGTTCTTTCAGGCCATCTGGCATACGACGATGCCACTTTGCGACCTCTGCCCATAAAATGTCTGACAACTGACTAGCAGTGTTGGCAGTACATGCTATCCGACTGGGAGAGCGTGTCAATACCCACCAGAGTATCAACCATGAAAGAAATGCAGTCTTGCCGATACCGTGACCAGAGCGGATAGCTACGCGGTCATTGTCCCGCACAGCATACAGAGCATTACGCTGCCACTCCTCTGGACTGGCCTGCAAGATAGACTCAACGAATAATACGGGGTCGAGAGCAATGGCAAGCAATAACTCCTCAACAGACATGTTTTCTTTTTCCATCTCTCTCTCCTTGTTATGATGGGGCGAGCCGAAAGGGAAAGAAGCCCGCCCCACCGTCGGGAGCGTCAAGGAGGAGAAACGCTCAACCGATTTTGTTATCTCCTCTGTTGCAAATATGACACAGGGCGGAGCGGTCTGCAAGGGGTGACAATCTGACGTGGGGGGTACGGCACACTGCCACCCTCCCCTACGGCACAGTGCCACCCTAATATATCAGAAAGAATATATCATTTAATCTTATTTACTACGGCACAGTGCCACCCCTAAATTAGAGGAAGAAAAAAGAAGAAAAAAATTTTTATGGGGGTAGTTACTTACGAGTTGTGGAGAACAGGGGGGGGTCTTGGGGATAAGATACGACCAGAGAGGATACTATATAATATATAGCTGCCCCCGCCGCTCAAATCAAAGGGGGGGCTAATCCGCCTTATCGTTCTCGCTATGTTCCTCACTGAATTCCGCCTCTATTACTTGCGCTTTCTCACTACGCTGCAATTCCAATGCGCTTTGAACATTAGATAGGGCAGCCGTTAGACTATCGCTTGGCGATATTTCAGCACTTAAATTTATGTTCTTAGGCATCAGCGTTGCCAATAGGCGCAAGGCTTCAATAGGCCGCTCATCTATTTCACTGGCTATCGTCTGAGCCAGTGCATCTTGCCCGCCGTGCTTCTCTATTGCCTTGTCAAATACATTTGCAAGCTGGCTTGATAGCCTTTGCCAGCCCCCACCATGCCCGCCGTTCTTGTAAGGTTTACGGCCTCTTGTTTCTTTCACTGCTTTAGTCATACTTTAATTTCCTATCCACCTTGTTTCTGCTTAATATTATCAGCCCCAAAAAATAATGCAATAAGGTGTTGACTATTCCAATTCGCTCATGGTATCAAATACGAGTAGCCCGCAATAATGCGGCACACGAAAAGGGAAAACATTATGAACACAGTTTATTATTCGGTTGAATTTGCCCTCATAGGCAATGATGACAAAGAGCCAGAATTCGGAATGGCTTGCGCTTATCCTTCTCAAATCATCACGGGCAGCAATGGCGAAGAATGGCCAGAAAACCAGCAAATTGATTTAGGTTATCTGCAAGCAAGGTCACGCGCTCTTGAAGAATTGAGAGGATTAAACATGACGAACAAGGCTGGTCTTGTTCGCATTGTCGAAAAATCAGATGGCGTTCTGTTTAATGGTCGTCAAGCCCGTGAGTTTATGGTCTCCATGAATACGAAAGAGCAATCAGACGATGAACAAGTGACGTGGCTTGTTTCTGACAAAGCAAGAGAGGATAACCTTTATTAATCGAAACGCGCCTTGTGCGCGTCATAGCGAGACTGGCCGCCGCTATCTGATGAGATAGGCCAAACGAAAGGGAAAGACTATGACACAGACAGCAAAATCAAAAGAATATGGCCTTTGGGGATATTCAAAGGAAGAAAAAATCGAAATGGAAACCGCGCTTTTTCACAAGCTGAAGCAGTGCTATCACACCGCAGTAGATTTAGAGCTTGATGATTTGGCTGATGCAATCGACAACGCAGAGGGCAAGCTTGCAGAGGTTATAACAAAGCACCCAGAATTATCTTAGCAATAATCGAAGCGGCTGGCATTGCTAGCCGTTTCTGTGATTGCTAGGCAATAACGCCACCAATCAAAAACGAAAGGGAAAGACTATGACTGAAAATTATTATGAATATATTGAGGCAATCGCTGATGATATTATGGCGGAGCGTGAACATTGGTCTGAAGACGACTTGCGCGACATTGCAAGCCAGCATGCCGATAACAGCCAGCTTGTCATTTACTACGGCCAAGCACATGAATTCGTTCGCTGGTTGCGCTCAGATATTCGAAATGATGCTGAACAAAGCGTTGCTGATTGCTTCCCAGAACATGGCAGCTATGACGAGACAGCATCTCGCATTGCCTATTTTGCACTTGAGCAAATGATCATTGAAGAAGTGACGGAGCGTCTCGAGAAAGAAAAGGAAGCCGCATAATTATCAGCGCGAATGGGCGGCGCATTTGTCGCCCATTGTCGCGGTTAATTGTGACCGATTAGAAAGGGAAACCAAACCATGACCAAATATAACCCATTAGCAGGGCATAAAGACATTACAGACGGCGCAAACTTGCGCGCCAAGAGTGAGGCGGCAAGAGCGCGACGCATTGCAAAGCAGCGCATTACCCGTGCCGCTTATGCAACAGTGGCCGCATTTTTTGCTTTAGCCGTTCATCTGATGTTCACATAAGAAAGAGAGAGAGGAATAAACCATGAATGAGAAACCAGAATTTGAAATCGACCAACGCTCACCCGAATGTGCTTATATCAAGATGGGTGACTTGATTGTCTATGTTGACAATTCAACGGGAGAACAAATCGTAGACATTTGGAGGGAGGAATAAACCATGACTAAGGAGAAAAGTCTTGAGGCAATCAAGGGAGAGCTTGAAAAGCTCAACACGATTGACAACTTAAAAGACACAATAGAAAACCTAATCACGCTTCACGAAGTGCAAGCCCCGCTAGAAGATATTGACGCGGCAATCATCGAGGCGCGACGCGCACTTGATAATCTATTTCAAGCGAATAAATAAGCCGTTTTTCCCTTCGGCTTAGTTAGGGCGAGGCACTGAGAAGTGTCTCGCCTTTTTCTTTTTAAAATAAATTAAAAAAGTTTGGAACATTTTTGCGTTTCAAACGTCTTCTTAGTGTAAGCAATGAAGCATAGGAGATATTATGACTGCTGAACAATATATTGTTGAGATTATAGCAAACCCAAACAACATAGAAAAGTTGTTCCATAAGCTATCACAAAAGCAAGTAAAGCGCATGCGCGAGGCCTTAGAGGAAATTATGAAGGAAAGCAAATAAGACTAGCGGGGCGGTGCTGAGAGGCATCGCCCTTTTTCATGGGGTATACCACCTAACACCACCCAAACGCCTCTCTATGGGCTTCTATGAGCGTTTAAAGGCTATCTAGGCTCGGCACTGTCGGCCTTAGCTGCTCTGGCAATGGGTCATCATGTGCAAGGTCAAACGGGTCAAACGTCGGCGCAGTGTGTCCAGCCTTAATCAAATCCATGTTAATCTTGCCGCTATCGTCTGGCAGGTGTTCTTTGGGTGTTTCCTGTTTAGGTGGCGGAGCAATGTTTGCATCACCGCCAAGCCGTTCAATAGCCTTGAGCGGTATCTTGCGGAGTATCTCACCCATGCCGCGCCCTAACTCACCGCTTGCGATTTGCCTGTCAGTTTCGGCTAGTGCTTTCTTAGCCCCGTCCAGTGTCCAGCCTTCGCCCTTCTTTCTGGTTTCGTCTGCCCCTGCCTGTCCACTGAATACCTTTGCCGCTTTCTTTGTGCCGTGCCGCGCTTCCCATGCCCGATTGGCTTGGTTGGTTGCGCTGATAATGTCGGCAAGGTTAAACCAAAAACGAGAACGTGCTTTTGACGTGCAGCCGCGCCAGATAGTGCGGAGCAAATCCTTATAGCTGTCCCTGTTTGGAACGTCCGCGCTGATGCGACTGTTGATAGCTTCCGCTACCTCTTGCATGTAAATAGCTGCGCCATCGCCCTCTTTCAAATGCGTGTGCGGCTGATATAAAAGCCCCATCTGTTTGCAAAAGTTTTCCCTGACCAGCGCGATGCGCGAGTCATAGGTCATCGTTTCCTTCTTTTCAAATTCTTTCATCTTTTAGTCCCTTTCTAATAATCTAAACGTCTGGCTTCCAATACCTGACGCGCTTGGTTAATCCATTCTTGCACTGTTTGATTGTCCTGATAGTCCTCTCTATCAGAAAAGTTTTCAATCACCCATTTTGCTGTCATCTCGTCCATTGCTCTTCTTGCCCAGTATTTGATTGGCGAAATCCGTCCAATCTGTTTCCTTTTCATCTTCTTCTTTCGAGGGGTGGCGTTCTGCCGTAGTAATAGAAGAAGATATATTATCTGATTTATTAGTTGATATATTACTACGGCGCTGTGCCGTAGCTGCCACGGCACTCTGCCGCCCCTCATTCGGCTTATGTATCGTGTAGAGATTGCTCGTTTGTCTGCCGCCATTGTTGCGGCGAGAGACAAAAAGATAGCCCTGTTTCTTTAGTGCTGCCACCTTCCTTTGCACTGTCCTGCTGTCCAGCCCCGTTAGCTTGGCAATACGCGCCGCGCTGGGAAAGCACTGCCACTGCTCATCAGCATGTTTGGCAATCATAAGCAGCACAAACTTAGCCGTGGGGTCGGCTATAGGCTGCTCACAAACCCAATCCATCGCCTTGTAACTCATGCTTGCCCGTCCCAAAGTTTTGTGAAGTTGGCAACAGACAGCAACACGCACGGCTCGTCGTGATGGTCATTGCCCTTTGGATTACGCCGCTTCGGGAAGGTTGTTCCCTCATTGTCCTTTGTCAATTCAAGGTAGCCACATTGGTCAGACCATTGCACGACAAATAGGGACTTCAGCCCCGTAAACTCTGTCATCATCAGCATATTCTTGTATTTATTCAACGTGATAAAGATAGTAGGAAATTTATCTTTTGGGGTTGTGCGGCAGCGTATCTCGCAGAAGGCAACGCCCTGTGCCAGCCCGTCCTGTTCGCCCCGTGTCAAGATAAAATCGGCATAGCTGAAGCCCTGCATCTTGGCAGATTCGCAGTTCCACATCTCATGCAGCTTGGCGACTATCCGCTTCTCATTGTCAAGGTCGCTGTCCCATTCGTGCTTCCAACTCATACCAACCACTCCCGCATGACACTGCAAGCGTCTTCAAGCGTGGTGAATGTGACGGGCAACATTGCATTGCCCTCTGTAGGCCAACTATATTGGTCTGATTGCCCGACAGCCCACTCAGAATTTACCGCATAAATCGGCATCGTCACCCGTATAGGAAGCCTGTCATATTTCCAGATAAGCACGGGTATCATATTTAGCCTCGCGGCAGCACGATTGACCTGCTCTATCCAATCCTTCTGATACCAGCTACCCTTTGCATAACGCTTGCACTCAATGGCAAACGGTTCAAGCTCTATGTCACATAAATCAACATCTTGATATTGTGACAAGTTGCGCCGCAAATCTTGCGGGATAACCATGTCGCCCATGATTTCCCTCAAGTCGGAAATGACGCGTCTTTCAAAATTTAAGCCCTTGTTTCGTGCCATCTTTGACATAAAAACACCCTTTCGAAAAATAATGTTCTGGCAACTCTCTCTTTGCCTCTTCACACATCTCTGCTGTGGGAAATGGCGGGGAGTATTTAATGGAACGCTCGTCACCCCAAGCCAATATCCACCCCGTTATCAGAACCACCTCAGTCAATGGGAAGCACAAAGTCGTTAGCTTGCACTTTGCCTTTGGTCGCCCGTGTGATGTAAGCAACTGTTTCCCAAGCAGGATTCTGCTTGCCAGCATACCAACGCCAAGCAACCGACTGATTTACTTCACGCCCAGCGTCCTTCATCATTCGCGCAAACTGGTAAGTTGAGATGCCTTCGCTATCTATAAATTCTTTTAGTGTCATTGAGTTTCTCCTTTGTCAATTCGTGAAGAGTATCATGCTTCACGGGATTTGCAAGAGAAAAAACCGATTTTATTTAGGGGTAATTATTTGCGTAGTTTGTCCCTGCTATTTTTTTTATCTTTAATCCCAGAAAAGTATTGACAGCCCCATCTGCCTTGTGCATTATGGGCATAACGAAAGGGACTTCGTATGAAACAACTACCACAAGAATGGGCAGACCAGGGCATTACCTACATGTCCCACAGCCAGCTAGAGAAGCCAGCTTGCTTGCGTCTATTTGAGTATCGCTATCTGAAAGATGAGCGGCGTGACATTCCTGTCGGTGTGCCTGCCATCGCTGGTGGCTCTGCACATGATGCCATCCAGAGCGTCATATGTGACGGCATTGATATGGAAGATGCAATCGTCACAGCAGTAAACCGCATCCAATCACACGAACCCATTGACGAACTGGACGCGCTGAAGACAGCGCAGTATGTCGAGGACGTTGTGCTTGTTGTCGAGAACGGTGTCGATGCACTGAAGGATTATGAAGGTAAATTCGTAGCTGAAGAGCGTGTTAGCTTGCAGCATCCAGAGTTGGCGCAGGAGATTATGGGCTTTGTTGACCTGACTGGCGACAACTCAATCATAGAGATAAAGACAAAGTGGAATCCGTTTGGGCCAGTCAAGAAGGACGGCACACGCAGCCCACGACAAGCAAAGCTGGCAGAGAACCCAGACCCCAGCCATGTGCGGCAGGTTGCTATCTACTGGGCAGCGACAGGCAAGATGCCCACGCTGGTCTATATTACAACGCAAGGGGCAGTCACTTTCAGTCAGGATAATTGCGAATTGTTGGGTGCAGAATCCCTTGACTATCACTTCAATCAAATACTGCACAACGCAATCGTGTGGGAAAACCTGCTGTCAATCAGCACCGACCCGCATGTTCTGAAGTATTGGATTCAACCAAACTGGGACGACTTCCGCTGGAGGTTCATGCCCAATGACTATCTCAATCAAGCAAAGGAGCTATGGAAGATATAATGGAACAACTAGCAAAAGCACTTAGCGCAGCCCAAGCAGAGTTTGGAACTGTGCCGCAATCGGGAATGAACCCGTTTCACAAATCGAAATACAGCACGATTGAAGACTATGTAAATGCAGCCAAGCCAATCTTGGCAAAGCATGGCCTGTCTATCTCTCAAGCACCTAACCTGATGGATGGACAGTTTGTGCTGACAACTATCTTGATGCACCAAAGCGGTGAGCATCTTGCATCTAACCAGCCCATCTTTTCCACCAAGCAGGATGCGCAGTCTATGGGTAGCGCGATAACGTATGCTCGTCGCTACTCGTATGGCAGTATTCTTGGCATGGCATCTGGTGACTTTGATGATGACGGCAATGCAGCCGCAGCGAAACCCACAAAGCAGGCGAACCCTCCTTACGTAAAGCCGCCTGCTAAGTCCCCTGCTCCCAAAACTCCCTCACAAGCGGAGCGGGGGACAACCAATCAGTCCATCGAGGAGCGTGTAAGCGCAGTGCCTCATCTTGGTGGATTGACAGCCCTCTACGATGGATTGAAGGGGGACATCGAGGCAATGGACGAGGCCAAGCGCAATGAAGTGCTTGCTCTCTTTAGTAAACGTAAAACAGAACTCACGAAAGGATAATTGATATGAGTCAGAGTTACGATAATACAGGAACAGCCGCTCTCTGGAGCAATGAAAAGTATGAAGCAGGTGGCTCACACCCACGCCTCAAAGGCAGCTTCTACGCACACCGCGACATCAAGCAAGGTGAGCAAGTTGACATTGCGCTTTGGGATGGCAACAGCGAGAACCCGAAAGCACCAGCCCTCAAGGGTAAGGTGTCAGACAAGTTCACACCTGAAGCATCCGCACCTGCTGGCACTCAAGCCTCAGACAACGTGCCGTTTTAAGGAGATAATAAGATGAGCGGAACAGCCTACAAATGCGGTCAATGCAATGGGCAGGGTGTTCTGCTCATCAACATATCATCAGACGGGGAAGGCAACAGCTTTGTGGAGAAGCCTTGCCCTCTCTGTGAGGGAAGAAAAATGATTACAAAAGCAGAGCTAATGACGTGTGCAGCAGATGCCACGTTTGAACCCAGCGAAATGATTGCCATACCGATGACAGGCGCAATGCGTGTCTATGTGGATGGCGAGGTATTCCAACGCAAGATGTCATCGCGTCAGCTATACAAGCTGGCACACTATGCGCTTGGCGTTGCGATGGAAACAGAAGCATATGAAAAGGAAAACAAATGAAGCTAGATATTAAACTTGAGGTTACAGAAGATAAGCAAGATGCCGATGAGTTTACCATGTCAACCTGTGCAGATGCAGTCTGCCGTGTCTGGGGAATCAAACGCTCTACATTGCTGTCAAAGACACGCCCCAAATGGGTTGTAGAGCCACGCCACGCCTTCATGTATCTTGCCTATTACATGACGGGCAACAGCACCCCTATTATTGGTAGGTTTCTTGGTGGGCGTGACCACACCACAATCATTCATGGACATCGCAGGGCATCTGAGTTGAAGAGGGCTGATAAAGAGTTTGCTCACAAGCTGGAGAAGGCATACCGCCTTGCACGGTTTTATGAAAAAAAAAGACGACGGAAAGTAGAGGCACTAAGAAATGAAATCACGCAGACCATTGGGCGTCACGTCGAAAGAGGAGAGCTTGAGGCCGCTGTCGAAAGAAGAGTGGCGCGAAAGGGCTATCTTCGCGGAGACCAAGTTGTCTTCAATAGCGTGTATCCCGAATGACAGCAAAGGGTGGCTTGACCTGAGAAAGCGTGAAGCAAGAAAGGCATTGAGGGAGATACTCGATGAGATGGAAGATGGACAGAGAGAAAGAGATTAAAGAGCTTACGGAACGCCTCAAGGAAGTGCGTGGACGCATAGAAGACATCGAGGAGAACACATCCCGATACTGTGAGCTTGGTGAGTGGCGCATAAGTGGCTACGATGCAGAGGAAGCACATGACGAGCTACACGAGCTTCAAGAGGCCATCATAGAGAGATTAGATAGATTAGAGGAGCAAGGCTGGGATGAGTGACGAGATAGAATATGAGCCAGTAACTCTGGCATATCTGAGAGCGTCAGCAGATAAGGACTGGGCAGCGGAGCTAGTCGTGAAGGATAAGGATAACTATTACACAGTCATCTCTATGTCTGACAGGGCTTTGCTGAACATGGCAAGGGATGCAACCAAGCTGGTAGCACAGAGGGGATTTTTTAAACTAGAGGAGAATGAAGATGGACTTGATTAAGATTGTTGAGCAGCACACTGAGACTGCACTAAAGGAAGCGGAAGAGATAAAGAGGGTGGCGGAAACCATGAGCGGCTTTGCTGCCATGCAGAACGATAGGATTAAAGCCCT